ACTAAAATGAACCGCGCCTTTCACGGGGCGCGGCAAGGCACTCGGTCAGCGGTAGCAGATCGAGCGCCCGGATTTGATCCCGTCAACCCCGCCGACGTAGCCAAGCAGAAAGCAACGCAGGGCGCGGAAGCGAACAGCGTGATGGGGCATGGCAACGTCACACCGCAGTATGCTGCGGCGGTGATGCACAACGATTTGTCGGATGACGCGAAGCAACTCGCGAATGGATCAAAGAACGTTCCGATCCATCCTGCAACTGAAGGCGCCGACAAGATGGGTTATGGTGGCGATGCGCCGGCTCACGATCCGAGCGGCATCGGACGGGGCGTGTGATGCGCGATGCAAAGGGACACGGTAGCGATACCGGCACACCTGAAATCATTCAGATGTTGAAGCCGATTGTTTGGGGATGAAAATGGTCAATGTGATCGGCGGCCAAGGATCGGCGCAGAAAGCGAAGACCCGGGGCACCGGTTACAGCGGTCCGGACAGCACGCGGCCGACGCAACAGCAAGAGGCCGATCCCGCTGTTACTGGCGGCACGGCGCCCGGTGGCGTAGTTGCGTTCATGGGCGCAGCGTCGCAGTGGGCGAATTCGAATTCGGCCTCTCGGAATAATTTTCCGGAGGCAGGGCACAACGCCGATCCGATCAGCGCTGCAAAAATGCAGCATGCTTTTCTGGCCGACGAAACGCCTGAAGAGAAAGGCAACGTCGCGATCAATCCCGGCACTGTGCCGAGCGCATCGCGACGTGTCGGGCAAGACGCGAACTATGATGCGCCGGACGGGAAATCGTTTGACGTGTCGCAGGGACAGAACGATCCGACCGCGAACGATAGTCGGCCTCGCGCGCCGAACGGTCGCAATCGCGGTCAGTCGCCGATGATCCCGAAAAATCCTCGGGGAGCATGGCGCGCTTAAAGAGCCCTTGAAGCAACATTAAGCGGGTTAAGGTGCTCTCAAGAGCACATTGGAGGCAGTTATGGCTCAGGATATCGTAGGCTCGGCAATGCCCGACAGCGTCGCCGAACAGATCACCAAAGTCGGCAATCGCCAATATGGCCAGAATGGTTTCGGCGGTCCGTCGAGCGATCAGCCGGGCGACCGCACGAAGAGCGGCTTCTTGCCCGACGATGCTTACACCCAAACCCCGGTCAACGCGCAGATGCGCACGCTGGAAACGACCGGCAAATCAAAGCCCGTTCCGGATGCCTTCGGCATGCAATCGAACCGCAGCCGGCAGCCGACCAGCGATGCACAGCGAAAGGCGGCAGACTAATGGCATTTACACCGACACCCCCGGCAGCCGCGCCCGCGCCCGTCGCGCCCGCGCCTGCCCCGGCGCCTAAGACGCTCGCTAATCAGAGCGCCGCAGGCACTACGGAAGGCGCGCCGACCCCGCTGAGCGTGGGCCCGGCGCCCGGTAGCGGAATGCCCGGCGCCGCTTCAGCGCCAGCCCCGCAGGCGCCAAAGCCCGGCGCGCCCCCGGCAGGGCAAGCTGCACCGGTCCGGTCGCCCGTGGCACCGCATGCCGGCAAGGAAAGCGTAGGGACGCACCAAACGGCGAACACCGCCGCAGTAGCTAAGCCCGTGGGCCAACCAGTTCACGGAGGTTTCAAATAAGGGGAGGTTTCCATGGCTGGCCTGCACCGTATTTGTCTGCACGACTGCCTTGGGAAAGTCCTCTACGTCAATCCGGATCACATTGGATCGGCTCGACCGGTCAATGTCGACCTCGGTGACAATCCGAAAGGAAAGACGGTTTTGGAAATCGATGGCATGCGCCATGAGGTTTTGGAAACCGAAGAGCAGATCGACAAGCTGATCAAAGAACTGAAAGAATGAGCGCATGCGCGCTCGCGCGAACATGGGTTCGCGTTCGCACGAACGGAGACGGGCATGGCCCCGAGAAAAAGTGGAGCAGGCGGACGTGCGTTAGTCAATCCGCCCGGCGGCACCGGCAGGCGTGTCGGTCGACCAAAGAAGAATTCCCCCGAAACATTCATGAAAGGCCTCGAAGCGCTGAAGCGTCGCGCCGTTTATACCGACGCGATTGACGCTATGGGGATTTGTTTTACCACTTGGGATTATTGGCTCGCGAAGAGCGAGAAGGGCCAGCCCGGTGACGGCTTCGATCTTGAAATCAACAGCGAAGTGCAGCGTTGGCATGTATGGGTAGAAGACGCCAAGCGCCGTGCGCTCGATAAAACCGAAGGCCGCATCACCGACATGGCCAACGGTGAATTCATGGAAATTCTGACCAACAGAGACGGCGTCATCTACGAAATGGATGACTGGCTGCTTGAACTCGGCTACACAGGCCGTGCCGCTTACAAGCGCGATCAGTACGGCGATCCGATCCCGGTCAAAATCCCCAAATTCGACGTGGAAGCTGCGGCACGTGTGCTGCGCTCTAAGCGTCCTGAAGTGTGGGGCGAGAAGAAAGAAGTCAATGTCACTGGCGGTATGGGCGTGCTTGTCGTCGGTGCACCAATGAAGCGCGAGCAACTCGAAGCGCAATATGGCGGCAAACTGGAAATCGCGGACGTAGAATTCGAAGTGATCGAAGAGGGAGAGCCCGATGGCACTTCCACTTCATGATCAGGCGCGCGTCAAGCTGCCAAAGGATTTCCTTGAGTGGCAAGAATGCGTGATCAAATTCCGTCGGCGCGGCGCTGACTTTATCCCGGTTATTATCGATCCGGTCTCAGTCGACCTGAAGACGTGGACCGGCATTGAGAGGGAAGTCGTATGGGCGCCGCAGCGCGGCTCGCAAGCCATTTTCCTTCGCTGCGATGAAATCGAGGTTCTGCTCGAAGGCAATCGCGGCGGCGGTAAGACCGACGTAGCACTGATGGATTTCTATGCCGGCGTCAACAAGGGCTACGGCACAGAATGGCGCGGCGTGCTGATCCGGCAAACGCATCCGATGCTGCGCGACGTGATCGAAAAGAGCAAGAAGCTTTTCAAGCGTCTCTGTCCGGCAGCGTTCTACAACGAGATTAAATATATGTGGGAGTTTCCCACGGGCGAGCGGCTCTACTTCTCGCACTTCAATGAAAGCCGAGACTTCGACAACTTCCTCGGCCACAGCTATGCGTGGATTTGTTGGGAAGAGTTGACACGCTGGCCGAATGACGAATTCTACAAGCAGATGTTTTCCGTGCTGCGGTCGACGATGCCCGGCATGCCACGCAAAATTCGAGCGACGACAAATCCGTACGGTGTCGGCCATGCGTGGGTGCAAGCGCGCTTTCATCTGTACAATTGGCCACAGGAAGGCGTCATACTCGGGCCGCTGATCAAGGGCCATGAAGACAAGGCTACCGGCATCAAAGAAGCGGACCGTCGCGCGATCCATAGCGACCTGCATGAAAATAAGCTGCTCAAATTCACCGACCCCGAATATCTATCGCGCATCAAACAATCAGCGCGCAACAAGTCGGAAGAAGAGGCATGGGTTAAAGGCTCATGGGATATCACAGCCGGTGGCATGTTCGACGATTTGTGGGGCTTGCTGCGCGAGCAGATCACTAAGCCGTTTTTCATCGTGCCTCATTCATGGGTTATCTTCCGAGCACTCGACTGGGGCTCGGCCAAGCCGTACAGCGTCGGCTATTACGCCGTAAGCGATGGCACCGATCTAACATTCCCCGACGGCCGCGTGATGGCGACCGTGCGCGGTGATATGTTTCGTGTCGGTGAAATCTATGGATGGAAGGGGCAGCCGAACGAAGGGCTGCGCGAGACCGCAACGCAGATCGCGCACCGCATCATTGAATATGAAGTGAAGCGTGGATGGCGCATGCAAGATGGCAAGCGCGGCCGCGTTCGGCGAGGACCTGCCGACACTGGCATTTTCGACAAGGTCAACAACAATTGCATCGCCGATGATTTCGAACAGCCACAGCTAGTTTGGGGCGTGAAATTCGGCGGTATCGTGTGGGAGTATGCGGACAAGGGCCCGGGCTCGCGCGAACAAGGATGGGCCGCAATCCGCAAGCGAATGCAAGCTGTGATGCGACCTGAGAACGGTTATCGGGAATTCCCCGGGCTTTTCATCATGCAAGAGGAAAACGTTGTAAATCACTGGATTAGGACAGTCCCCGGCCTGCCACGTGACGAGAAGAAGATCGACGACGTGGACACTGACGCGGAAGACCACGTAGCCGACGAATGCCGCTACGCCTTGCGCTATGAAGGCGGATGGTTTAAGAGAACGTCCGGCCGCGTGAGCGGGATGTAATGGGGACCTGCCATGGCTATCGATGATCGGCACCCGGAATTCACCGAAATGTTGGGCAACTGGATACAGTTGCACGACGTTTATGCTGGCGAGCGCGTCATCAAAAAGAAGCGTATCGATTATCTGCCCCCGACGGAGGCCATGCTACAAGATGGCATGACTACGCCGACAGCGCCCGGATGGAAAGACTACGAAGCCTATCTAACACGGGCGTTTTTCCACGACCATTTCCGCGATGCCATCAAAGCAATGGTGGGCATCATCCACATGAAGCCCGCCGTGATTGAATTGCCTGATCGGCTCGCGCCGATGCTCGACAAGGCGACCATCCAAGGTGAAGGCCTTCAGATGCTCATGCGCCGTATCAATGAGGCGCAGCTTGTTTATGGGCGCTGCGGCTTGCTAGTCGACGCACCGACTGGCGTCGACGCCGACAAGGTCACGCCGTATATTTCATTTTACGATCCACAGCGCATCATCAACTGGGACGCCGGCCGGCTTGACGAAGGCCGCAATCAGCTTGAACTAGTCGTGCTCGACGAGACCGGCTATCAGCGCGAAGGTTTCACGTGGGTTAGCGAACGCAAGCATCGCATTCTGACGCGGGGCTCGCCGGCATCAATCGAAAGCGGCTGGTTGCGACCTGAGCAAGCTGATCAGTTTCAGCTTTGCGTGAAGGTCAACGATATGAGCATGCCGATCCCCGACGACTTCATTACGCCGTCGATTGCCGGTCGACCGCTCGACGATATCCCCTTCGTATTCATCGGTGCGAACGATCTTGTGCCCGAGCCCGATATGCCGCCTCTGCTCGGCTTGAGCAATCTCGCGCTCGCGATCTATCGCGGCGAAGCCGATTATCGGCAGACGCTTTTCCAACAGGGCCAGAATACTCTCGTGATCGAAGGTCCGGCCGGCGATGACGATGACAAGCAACTTCGCGTCGGCGCGAAGGGCTTGATCCGCGTTCGCATCGGCGGCAAGGCTTACTACATTGGCGTGAGCGCCGCCGGCCTTGGCGAAATGCGCCAGTCGTTGAAAAACGATCAGGATCAAGCTGCATCGTTCGGCGTCGCGTTCATGGATGTTGGCAATGCGCGCGGCGAGAGCGGCGAAGCATTGCGTATCCGTGTCGCGGCGCGCACCACGACCATTTCGTCTATCGCGCAGGCAGCCGGCGCCGGCCTAGAGCAGGCATTGAAATTCTGCGCGCAGTGGGTAGGCGAGGACCCGGAGAGCGTGAAGGTCACGCCGCAAACTGACTTCGCTGATGCCAATGTCGCAGGCGCTTCGCTGCTCGCGTTCATGCAGGCCAAGCAGCTTGGCTTGCCGCTGTCGCTCAAGTCGCTGCATCGCATGATGCATCTGAACGACCTGACTGAAATGACGTTCGATGAAGAAATCGAGCAGATCGAGGAAGAGGCCGACACGTCCGTTGGCGCGATGGTCATGGGCGCGAACATGGGCGCCGTCGACGATAGCTTCCTTGATAGCGGCGGCGACGACAACGATGATAATC